GTCCTCAATTTTCTAACCGAGCCGACTTGTCTGTCGGATAAGACACTCGGGGCAGAGCACCCACGGGCCTAGTCGCCGCAAGGCGGGTAAAGGTTGCTCTTCGAAAGGCCCAAACTTTCTGCCCATCGCTGGGCTGTGGCTCAACTGGTACAGCAGGTGACTGTTAATCACCCAGTGCGAAAGCACATTACAGGTTCGAATCCTGTTGGCCCAGCAATGAGCAGAACAATTTTAGAGACTGGTGCTGCCGGACTAGAAGGACGTTATCCGGGCGAGTCTCTGAAGGCGTTGTACAACAGAGAGAACAAAAAATCCCAGGGTAGCTCCCGTGGGCCTGTATCCTCGCTAGGATAAGTTCTCTCGCTCATCAAAAATGAGCCAAGCGCGTAGGGACCGCGCGCTGATTAAATAGTCCCTCAATTTTGTAGTTTGGGAAGTAGGCGTCAGGTATAAAGGCATAACCCGAGCGCCCTCGACAACCCAAACGTGTCTACGATTTCGGGGCCAGTGTGCAGCGTAAGCTGGCAGCGTGAGCCGATTAGCGACTCGTAGCCCCGACCTCTTTACCCTTATAGTACCCGTTAACCAGCTTAACGACCACTATAAGGGTACATAAGTTCAGGAGCAACGATGTCAATCATATTTGAATTGATCGGAGGCGTGCTGTTTTTTATCTTGCTCGCCTCGTGGCTCTTCAAGTCGCCTAAGGGCGAATAAATTTTTCACTCCCGGTAAATCTATAAGTCGGAACTGAGAAGCCGAGCCGGGACAATTTTTACCGTTCTCTGGATAGTCCCGACTTCACAGTCTGCTGGAATACCAGTCATGAGGGAGAACAATTGAACACCCACGGCGGGTCTAGAAAACCTGTTTAACGTGGTGGAGTTCTTTAAAATTTCTGGGCTGTTAGTTAAGCGGGATAACGGTTGCCTTGCACGCATCAGTCAGGAGTTCGATTCTCCTACGGTCCACCAATTTGACTCGGTGACATATGACGATATCAGACGCAGCCTCAATCGCAGCACTGGTAGTCGATCTAGTCGCCTTGTATTTTCTAATCGGCATTTGGAAGGACGACAGGGCTATGCGGGTCGCAGCAGAGGAATCCCTGCAAGTACAAAAAGATTATCTAGGAATGCGGCGTAAGTGGTATGAAGGCCGCACAAAGAAAAAGGACGAAAAGAATGTCGCTCAGCTTAGACCAACGGATGGCGTTGACGCGGACAATCTGTAATATCGTCGGGGTCATCATCTCAATCGTGTACGTGATATGGGTGATGAGCAAGTAAAATTTAAACGACTTTAAACGAGTTTAGGAGAACAAATGTTTACACCTCCAGCAGGCACATGGACCACGGGACAGACGGCTATCCTGGCAGCACTAGTTCTCACCACGCTCGTAGCAGTGTTAGGCGACGCGTATACCACGATGGCAGGATTGGCTAAAGGCCTCGCGGAAGGTAACCCGGTCATGAAGTTTTTCTTCTCTAAGATCGGTCAGTCGCTGACGGCATTCCTCTCAGCGGTCGCGGTACTGGCATTCGGAACTGTCGTCGCGGCGCACAGCCTCGGCGCGGCTTACGTGTTCTTCGGCGGCGTCACAATCGCAGAAGGCATCGTAACCCTTCGCAACTATTTGAAGCTGAAGGCAGCAAAGATTTCTTTGAAATAAATTTTCTAAGCCTTGATGATCTAGCGGTCATGATGTCGCACTTGTAATGCGAACGCCGAGGTTCGACTCCTCGTCGAGGCCCCAAATATTATACGCACCTTAGATTCACGGAGATTTCATGTCAGCACCAACACCTACAGCAATGTATTCGACGAACAGTTCGCAGTCCGGTCTAACCGTCGCGGCTGCGTTCCCCCAGAACACGACACAAGGCGTCGGCGGGCAGAACCTCGACCTCATCCAGATCGTCGGCCTCGGCGGCAGCATCCTCTTGAACGTAGACTTCAACGGCACCGTGCACAACCCGGCTGTCGCAGCTACCACTTCTGCAGGCGGAATCGGCCAGACGCGCGTCGGGCAGTTCCAGACCAATCTTTCCAGCACCGCGACGACAGCTCAGCTGTTCGCGAGCGCCTTTGCTAACCCGTCATTGCTTGACGTACTCCAGATCGTCAATGAAGGTGGTAATATACATTACAACCTGAATTACCTCGGAGTCGCGTCCGGGTCCTAATTTTTATCGGAGGCTTCATGTGGCAGCGTCTATGTTTTGGATGCCGCCGACTTCTTGAAAAGAAGAAGCCAGACGACATCGTAGTTTGCACCTGTGGTTGGATTTGGCATCTAGGAGATAGTATATGGCAGGTTCTACCATAAATGGGAATGTTGGGGGAGCAGCAGCATCAGGTGCGCAAGTACAGTGCCTGAACATCCTGACCAACGTAACCGTATTCGGCGCTGGCGACGGCTCCGGTAACTACACGATTCCCAGTCTCGCTGCGGGCACTTACGTCATCCGCGCGTTCCTCAATGCCAACGTTTACTACCACCCGGTCCAAGTGATCGTCGACGGCGCGGCAACATTCGCGGCTATCAACTTGAATCCTGTAGCGTTGACCGCATCGAACGTTCCCGCGTGGACTAGCAACTTCTAAATTTAACAACATCCCGAGGCTTAGCGGCCTCGGTCTAGACTGGGGAAGAGCCGATACTCTTCCCTGGTCGATCTTTATCGGAGGATAAGATGGCAAACGGAAAGTGCAAGTGCGGTGTCGACTATACGTTAGAGAATTCGACTTCAACTGTTTTCAAAAGACAGCAAGGATTCTGTCGCTCGTGTGACGAGACCTATCAGAAGCAGTATTATTTAGACAGGTCTGAAAGAATTAAAGAAAGGTCTTGCAAATGGGCACGAAAGAATAAAAAGAAGCGACTAGTGATTGCCATGAAATACTGGGACACTCAGTCAGTTGAGACGCGGGCATCACACAACAAAAAGGTCGTTGCTCAGTATCGCTTAAAGAAATTTGGTATCTCTCAAGAAGAGTTTGATGCCAAGTTTGAAAGTCAGAAAGGTCTTTGTAGCATATGTGAACAACCTATGCTAGCTGGCGTTCGTAAAAAGATTCCGTGCCAAGACCACAATCATGACACTGGTGAACTTCGAGATTTGTTATGCAGCAGTTGTAACCTATTGATAGGTAATTGCTGTGAAGATGAAAAAATTTTGGTAGGTGCTATTAAGTACTTACGAAAGCACAAAAGCGGTAGTTCGATCAAAACTGCTCTGTGCGGATTGACAGAACTTAATTCTGTACTCTCCGAAAGCGTTTTGTCAGCGGCTTCCCGTTGATAAGGCGTATATTAAGAGGTATAATTCCTTGAGCAATGTCTTAGACTTTCAAGTTTCAGGCGCGTTTCCGTCTAAAGTTGGCGGAACGGGCACCCTTGTCAAGTACTTTCCCCGTCCTATCGGCCCGTCAATCGGCGTAGCACCATCCACGCCGTCTTCGACGAGCGCAGTGGGCGCACTATTCCTCCCCGCTCAGAACACTCTGAACGGCCAACAGATTTCTGTTCTCGCAACCGGCTCTTTCGGTTCAGACACAGGCGACCCGTCAGGAACAGTAACCGTGAAATTGTACGCGGTAACTGGTACCTTGGTTGCTCCGATTTACACCGCACTGGCTTCCACGACCGCATTCGCGCCGACGTTCAACGCTGCTGAGTCTTGGGCTCTCGCGGGTAACTTCTACGGAGACACCAACTCTGGTGTGTTCGGCGGCGAGTATTCCGCTTATATCCAGGGCGCACTGAACAACACCACCCCGAAGACCTCGGATAACATCATCTCCGGTTTGAACTTCAACACCGGCAACCCGGCTTTGTCACAGGGCGCAGTTCTGGGCCTCGTGGTCGGCGTGACGTTCGGAACGAGCGATTCGAGCAACACCGCATCCATGTTCCAATTCACAATCGAAAGCTAGAAACATCGGGGCGACTAAATATCGCCCCACTTTTTCCCTGTTGGCTGGGACGCAAACAAAAGAGCGACCACCACGGGCAATGTGTGGAAATCACGGCACAGGTAGTATAGCCTACCTTTATTTCTTGATATACGAGTAATGTTTGATTGCGACCCCCAGCTTCCCCTCCCGTATATCAGATGTTTCCAAAGGTGAAACATGTTTGACCCAGCGAGTTTAACACTGGGACAGATTTCTTCTGTCGCCAGAGATTTTACGATTGTCGGAGTACTTCTCACGAGCGCTTGGAAAATTAGAGGCGTGTATGAGAACGTCAAGAGTTTCTTTTCAAGATTGACGGCCCACATGGATATTATGGAAAATGGGATGAGGACGTTGCTCTCTAATCACCTCCATCATATTGAGAAAGACCTGAAGATACTTTCAGGCCGCAGAGATAACGACGAAACAAACTCCACAGAATAAGAAGGTGTATCATTTCAGCTGTGTCGAAAGCGCAAAGAATTGCTATGGCAATCGCTGAGCATCATCCTGAGGACCTGAACAAGAAGAACAAAGGCCTGGCTGATATGACGCACAAGCAACTGCACGAGTTCGCTTCGACTCCTGAGAAAGGCCTACCCTCATATAAGCACGCTCGTAAGGCGCGCAGAGATGAGTAAGAACTGGCCCGTAATCATAGATGGACTCAACAGCCTAATCTCCCGGGTCGGCCCTATCTGGCCCAAGAGCACCAAGCTGGCCGGGTTCGCTTCCGACGGCCCGTATCACTGTGCGGACTGTGAGTATCTGAATGAAGCTGGCAATAGGTGCAAACAAGAAGTTATGATGGCCGACCCCGAAGTCCAGCACGATGAGAAAGGCCTGGCAATCATCACCGACGCGGCACACCAGTGCTGTGAGTTCGTAGAGCCCGAAGGCGAGACGGAGCATGAACCGCAGGGCGACAAGCTGGTCGCGATGTTCATGCGCCACGGTCAAACAGAGTTCAACAAAGAGAAGAGATTTCGCGGGCAGATGGAAATTCCCCTTGACCGCACAGGCGTGCAGCAGGCATTAGACGCGCGCCGATTCCTGGCAGGCTTCTTAGGCGACAAGCCGTTAGGCAAGTCATACCGAAGCAGCAAGGACCGCACCAGGCAAACCGCCGAGCTAGTCTTAGGCGACCATACTCAGGTCATTAAAAATTTTGACGCGCTTAACGTCGGCAAGTTCTCAGGTCAGTTGAAGAACGACGAGAACATGAAAGAGATCATGCACTACCAGAAGTACCCCGACCAGAAGATTCCAGGTGGGGAGCGCATCAATGACTTTCGCTCCCGAGTGAATCCGGAACTCAAAAAAGTTATCGAGGAAGGCGAGAAGTCGGGCCATCCCACAATTTCATTTGTTCACAGCTCTACAATTCATCAACTGAGTCACTTGCTCCACGGAGACCATAACTTAATTAAGGTCCAACCGGGCGGCATCGTCGGGGTGTACAAGCGTCCTAGCGGAAGCTATTACGTGAGGCCACTTCTCAGCGAGAGCACAGGCAAGCAAGACAATTTGATGAGTTAAGGATTAGTCATGAAAAAACATCACAAATTTACCCATACCCACGTTGAGCACCACGCAGACGGTTCTCACACAGTTCATCACGTTCACGTCGAAGGCCCGCACAAAGATGTTAAAGGTGCGACAGCCGATCACGACGGCATGATGGACCACATGATGGACCACACATCTGCCCCCAATCCAGGAGAAGGCATGGATGAAGCCAACGCTCCGATGGCAGCACCAGCAGGCGCAGCAGCACCGGGAATCCCGGGCGGCGCACCTCAGGCGGCTTAAGATGGCGGCCAAGACTTCATTCTATCGCTCGATGCACAAACTCAGAAAGGGTGGCCTGCACGAGGCATTGAACATTCCTAAGGACCAAAAAATTCCAGCAGACCGTCTAGCGGCTGCTAAGAACTCTCCCAACGCTCATGTGAAGAAGATGGCCGTGATGGCTGATAACATGAAGCACTGGGGCTAAGATGAACTTTCGTCCAGCCCTCGGTTATCTCAAGGCCGCTTTCAGTGACAACGGCACGCCAAGTTCGTCTCGGTTGTTGACGCTGCTTCACAGCAGTGTCGCCACGGGCGTACTGATTTTCTACGTCGCGAAGACTCACCTGATTCCTGACGGGACAGTACTCGCAGGCCTCGGGGCATTCACGACCGCTCACTATCTCGTCAACCGCGCCACCACAGCGTTCGGTAAAGACCAGACCACACCAGCACCGGACCCTGCAGTACCAGACGCAAAAATTTAGTAGTCGGCAACAGGGGACAAACAAGGCTCCATTCCTCTCGCCGGATTCCCAGGTAGCACCCATGAAAATTCTCCAAAAGCTCCCGTACTGGTATCTTCTCGTCGTACCCGTCCTGCTGTTCTGCTTGGGCGTCGTATCAAACCAGGCCGTCTTGATCGCCAACCACGGGAAGTTCCCCGTGATGTTGAATGCGATTCAGTACGAAAGACACTGCTCCTTGCAGGGGCTAGAGCCAGATGATATCGCTCTTATGCCAGCTGACGCGTGTGCGAAGGGCGGTCAGATGATAGACCCAGTTCACAGCGTCATGGGGCCTAATTCGAACCTGAAACTTCTCTCGGACATCTTCCCAATCGGGCGCAATATTTATAGCCTCGGAGACGGTCTCCTTTATCTGGGTGATTGGCTGCTCTCTTTCACTCCGTACATGTGGCTGGCACTGGTTATCAGAAAATTATACGCAACCGAATAAGGACAATATGGCAACGACACCTAACGGAATCACGATGGCAAACGACGCGCTCGCTAGCGCGAAGAAGGCTCTGGCAGACGCAGGCAGTTCGAGCGTCGGAACGAGGTCGGGACACTCCGGTCTTACACCGTCGAAGCCCGCGACACCCGCAGCATCACCCAGCGATTACTCTCACGCGAGAGAAGCTAGAAAGTCAGACGACCGCGAGTTCATGGGCGTCAAGGCCGACTCTGGCGCAGAACTAAAGGCAGCTCAAGAGAACCGGGAAGCAGCCAAAAAAGTACTCAACCAATAAAAACAAAATTTTCGGAGCACCCAATGTCAGAGGAATTTGAACTAGATAAAAAGCCGAAGTCCACCAGCACCGAACGAATGAGAGCCTTACGCGCCCGCGAAAAGGCGGCAAAGGTCTCAGAGATCGACAAGGCTGATAGGGAGTCGGCGGTCCAAAGGCTCCTCGACGAAGTTGCATCCCTCGACAAAGAGGGCAAGAGATTCAAAAGCGAGGCCCGCAGCTACACTCAACTTGTGCGTCTGTATTTCGGCCAGCCCGAAACAGGAGACGCAGATGATGAGGCAGGCGAGAGCACGGACAAAAAGGGTAAGAAGGACAAACGTCCCAACCCTTCCGAAACTAGGATTCGCATACAGGATTCCAACGTTGACCCCACTAACCGTGGCAAGGGAAGACGCCGTCGTTCAATCGAAGATATAACCTTCGAGGTCGATGACGTTGTCAGCTTCTGGCGTTGGCTAGACCTCCGAGATCGGTCTCGTAAAGATTTGTTCTGGCTAGGTCGACTGCTTGGCAAGGGACTATATCGCTCCGTCCACCAGATTACCTGCGACCAGTTCGTAACGAAAAATTTCGGTGGACCGTGGCTTAACTTAGACGGCACCGTTGACAAGTCTCGTGAGCCTATCGAGTCGATGTATTTTGACGGGTATACACTCGATGACTTTCATGACATGATCGAAGACCATCACGCTCACAGAGATCGCGAGATGATGCTTCTTGATAGTCGTGGATTCTACAAGTCAACGATTGACGGGATTGATTCGGTGCAGTGGATGCTCAACTGCCCCGACGTTCGCATCCTCATTATCACGGGTGAGTACAAACTCGCCGTAGCGTTCGCACTAGAAATTAAAGGCTACTTCAACCTTTCAGAAGGCCAGGAGCCAACCGCTTTTCATTTACTGTTTCCAGAATACGTCCTCAGAGGCGTAGACGGAACCTCAAAGGAACCTCTGTTCTGTCCCGCCCGACTTCTAGATCAGAAGGAGGGTTCGGTCTGGGTTAACTCGATTGTCGCTAACCTCTCAGGTTGGCACTGCGATGTCAAGAAGGGTGATGATATCGTCACCGACGAGAACTCGAACAGCGAAGAGGCCCGCGAAAAGATTAAGGTCAAGTACGACGGTACCGATGACCTGTTAGACCCTCACGGGTTTATGGACCACATCGGCACCCGGTACTTCACAGACGATTGGTATGGCACCCGGCTAGCTCCTAACGCGGAGACAGGCGAGGTTGCACCGATAAAGTATCACAAGCGCGGTTGCTGGACTGTTAAGCCAGAATATGCCGAGGTACCCATCCTCCTATTGAAGGAAGAGATGGTCACCCTGAATTTCCCCCAACGTTGGGGATTCAATAAACTAC